GCGTTTTGACCGAAGGCAAAACATTAGGGATTAACCAATGGGAGGGCGCCGAATCAGTATTTACACGTGATGAATTTACCCCGGTACGCAATTGGCTACTGAGTAACCGCTTGGCACAACACTCATCCGGACGTGGGGCACTGATGCTAACCGCAGAGGGTGAAAGCATATTTATTGAGTGGCTAAATAGTCACACATTGCCGGCGGCATATAAGTTTGAAAATGAGGCAGAAAATGATTAATTCTCCAAAAACGAAAAACGGATTCCGGATGCAATTTTGCAAATCCAAAATTATGTCCCGTACCAACAATGTACGGCATATTGGTTGGGCGCAATGATGACACTAAGGCAAACGTATCTTCTTGTGCGGAAATGGCGTAAAACTGGCAAATCTCAAAAGTCGTTTTCATGGATTGCAAAAGCTTTAGGAATATCGAAACCAGAGGCAAGGCGGCTCGAAGATCCAAAACACATTCCGGGATTGAGGGTACAGAGACAATTAGGAATAAACGAAGTCTGTACAACGTGTAAAAGACATATTTCAAAACATGTTGTAAAGGTTGTTATTCCGAAAATTGGGACTCCCGGTTGGCTGGCCTATTATCTAAAATCACCTTTCAAAGAAATAAAATGACAAAAATATAATGAGGTAATGGATATGAATGACATTTTGCTTGATATAGCTTTTGGCGTGGTGGTAATTTTTCTGCTTGGTTGGGTGGGGTGGTCAATGTGGATGGATGCAATAAGAGATGACTGGAAGGATAACGATGACTAAATTTGAAACTATATTTTGGGTGATGTTCGGGTTGGTAATGGCGGGCATGCTTGCATGGGCACTCATTATGTTGGCTAACTACTATGCGCCAGTTATGTGGCTTGTTTACTAAAAAGGAGAATGAATGGAAATATCAGGAATGAAAAACAGGTATGTTTGTCAGACGTGCGGCAAGGGTGTAATTACGGTGAATGTTGACAACGGAACTACGCCTTTTATGATATTTTGCAAAGCAACAAAAGGCTGTAAAGGCATGATGTATTCATCGTTCTACAGTGTTCCTCAAGAATTGCCAGCACAATTTGAATGGTTCAAGCCTGCGTCTCTCAAGGGATATTCTCTCGAAATGCAGGAACATATTCAAAAAGGCGGTCTTGATTTGCGAGCGAAGAAGCCGCGGAAACGTCGCCGCTAACGCTAGCCGTTTGTACAAAAACGACAAAATTCTCCCTCCCCCACTGCATTTTGGGCATGAGGAGCCATGAGTATGAGGAATTCCCACTCGCTCATGGCATGATTTTGGACATAGACATGCTGGGGTAGGGGAGGTGCCTACCATGCGTGCGCGTCACGTGAAAAGGAAAAACAATGAATAGAAATGATATTTTGAATATGCCCGCAGGTGTAACGCTGGATTGGCACATAGCGCATTTTGTGATGGGACTTCCGTCAAAAGAACTATTAGTTGACGATTGTCTTTGTGCTTATTGCGGGAGTCAGATGAGATATTGTGGTGCTCGGTCTTGGTGTTCAGAGTGCCACAAATGGCGCTACACCGCATACAAAGATTATTCTGATGATCTTGTTTCGGCTTGGCTAGTGGTAGAAAAACTGTGTAATGAGAATGGTTGCGACGTTGTAAAAGTTTGCAAGCGCGATCCTGAATTATTGCGCGGTGAATGGTCGTGCAACTTCGGGCTTGGTTTTGAAGCCTTTGGTAAAACCGTACCACTTGCAATATGTCGCGCTGCATTACTCGCAACTATGGAGTTGGAATAGTTTCTTCTCTCCCCTACTGAGTATTGTGCTATAATTTTATCGTTGTATTTCTTCCTAAAGGATAGTGTACACCTTTAGATGATTATTTAGAAAAATAAAATTGAATTATGAAAAATGTAATATCAATGAGTTCGGATAATCTTCTACGCCTGGATGCGGTTGCTGAGTTTGCAAACAATGCATTAACTTTGGTGGATACTTGGGAAGAAGGACATGGTATGCGGATGGCGGCGCGAATAGAGGTTCTCGCGCAGGAAATGAATATTCCGACCTCGGATATTGTACTGTTGAAATATGTTGCAATACTTCATGATATTGGCAAGATTGGAATACCTGATAATGTTTTGCATAGGCGCAAATTTTCAGTGTCAAACATGGATACCATGAAAGGACATTCCAATAACGGGGCTGATCTTATCAAGGATATGCGCTTCGATCCACGTATTGAAGAGGCCATTAGGCAGCACCATGAAAACTGGGACGGGACAGGGTATCCAGAAAAACTAATCGGACTGCAAATATCTCTCTGGGCAAGGATGCTCTCTCCTGTTGATTGCTATGATGCAATCACAAACACTAGGTCAGATCGTAAAGCACGTACCATTACCGAGGCTTTGAAAATTATGGACATGGAAAGTGGGACAAAGTTTGATCCCGAAATATACGCCGCATTTAAGCGAGCGATGGTGGGGTATGAGTGAACTTTTAACGGCCATGTTTCCCGCCTTACTCGGTGCGGTGTTTGGATACCTTGCCTCTGTGCTGAATTCATGGCTCAATAGAAACAAGAACAAGGCAGAGACAAGCAAAATAATTGCAGACACAGATGAAACAAATACTAAAATACAGCGCGAACTACAGGAGCAGGTTTTCAGTTTTATAGAACAAAATCAGAAAATGTTTGACGAACTGAAAAAAGAACGGAAGTCGAAGCGTGAAGAATTGGATAGGATGCACATAGACATCGAAACGCTTAGACAGGAATTATTGACCGTGAATATGATAAAAGCCAGCCTGATGAATCAGGTCGTACAATTGCAATCCGTAAATGATAAGAGAATAAAACGCATCAGGGAGTTGGAGGCGTTGGTCGCAGAACATACAGAGACTATTGCAAAATACGGAACGGAACTAGGCGCGTTGAGGCGCGCAACTGGCAAGCTGTCTATAAAGTGAAACCACCGGGCAATTCTGCCTGATGCGTAAAGAATTATAGGAGAATAATAATAATGAAACTTGAATACAGTATTTTAGTTCTTGGTCTTGCCCTGGTGTATGGAGTTATCAAACAATTCCTACCTGACTTTCCTCTTGATGAGCCGACCCTGCTCGCCTTCATCGTCTACGTTTTACTAAAGCTCGGCGTAGAGATCGTTGGCGCTCCAGTCCGCGCGTTTTTTGTCAAGCGCGGATTTGAGGGTTTCCGAAAGACAAAAGGATAATTATGAACAAAGGAACAATTGCAACCCTGTGTCTATATTGGGCTATCGTGCTTTTACTTGGTTTAGTGGTAGGTCTAAATGTGCCGTTTATTCTTATGGTGATTTGGACAGTTTTGGTTTTAATTGGATAAAAAGTAAATGCCCGGTAATCCGTTGTGGGTAAAAGGAGGGCCGTCCCCAAATCCAAAGGGAGGTCCTCCCAAAGGTCGTGCTATTGCGGATATGCTTGTTGCTGAATGGAATATTCAGGACAAGACATATTTTGCGCGCAGATTAGTAGAGGCACTTGCAACGGGCTATCTTGACTTTTCTAAAGCGGGGAAAGGACATCGGCCAAAGATAAAACTCAATGCCAAAGAATATATTGATTTGAGCAAGTTCGTTGCCAATCATTTGGACGGCCCGGCGAAGATAGATATAAATCTAAGTCATTCAAATGCAACTGGTGACAATAAATCGTTTGACATTCCCGCTGATATTATTGCGCCTGATTTTCTGGACGTTTACCGGGACATAAAAGCAGGCTTACATACTGAGTATCTTCTCAAGGGTGGACGCGGCTCTACTAAATCCTCATTTGCTTCATTGGCAATTATTTATCTGATTAAGAATAATCCATTGGTTCACGCTCTGGCAACGAGGCAGGTGGGCAACACGCTTCGTGATAGTGTTTATTCACAGTTGCAGTGGGCAATTAGCGAGTTAGGTTTATCGGATGAGTTCAAGTGCATTATGTCTCCAATGGAAATTGAGTATCTTCCAACTGGGCAAAAAATATACTTTCGCGGATTGGATGATGTTGGCAAAATAAAATCATTGAAGCCGACATTTGGGTATCTTGGCATATTATGGGTTGAAGAAGCAGATCAAGCCAAATCTGCGGAGCATATAAGAAAAATTGAGCAGTCGTTACGTGGCGGTGATAGGATGTGGTTTATTAAATCTTGGAATCCCCCACGTTCGGCACAAAATTGGATAAACAAGTATTGCTTAGTACCCAAAGCTACTCAGTATCAACACACAAGCAATTATTTGAATATTCCTCATGATTGGCTTGGCGATGTGTTTATTGCGGAAGCTGAACACTTAAAAAGTGTAAATTTAAAAGCATTTAATAATGAATATTTAGGTGATGTTACAGGAACGGGTGGTACTGTATTTGAAAATGTTGTATTAAGAACAATTACAGATGATGAAATAAAGGAATTTGAACCTACTCACAATGGATTAGATTGGGGCTTTGCAATTGATCCCGCTCATTATTCAAAATGCTATTTCAATGCGGCTCAAAGAATTCTGTATATTTTTGGCGAGGTTAGGAAATGGAAATCAAGCAATGAAGATTTATATAAAGAGATAAAAGAATATGGTTACAACGATTCAGATTTATTGATTTGTGATTCTGCAGAACCTAAAGCAATCGGTGATTTTAAAAAATATGGCGCAACCGTTAGAGGAAGCGAAAAGCCTGCTGGAAGCCTTAAGTATTCATTGCGTTGGCTGGAAAATTTAACATCTATTATTATTGACCCAAAACGATGTCCATATACGCAGGAAGAATTTAGCAATTATGAATACGAGAAAAATTCACAAGAGGAATATATTTCTGAGTATCCAGATCGTGATAATCACAGCATAGATTCCGTTCGCTATGCTTTAAATCTTGTTTGGCGTGTGAGAGGTCAGTAATGAAACTCATAGAACTTACTTCCTGTGATTTTAAGAAGTTTTATTTACGCGCTGATTTGATTGAAAGAATTATTCCTGTAATTGGTAGTGGTTCGGAAATCCTAACAACTACGGGTAGATGGATTGTGTGTTTGGAATCGCCAATTGAACTTGCAAAATTATTTATAGAATCTCAACAGAGGTAAGTCAATGAAAAAACTTATACAGCTTTTACTAATGTTCGTTATTTATGTCTATCCATTGCCGAGTAATTATCCGTTGCATGGGGATGGTTTGTCCGTCATTGCAGTTGAAGATGATGTCATCATGGGTAACACCCTCCCGCGCGAGGGCGTGATTTGTGATGACAATGTGCCCGTGTATGGAAGTCCGCACGATGGACTTATCCCCCTATATCTACTGAGTACCGGTACTATCGTTCGCCTCCGTGAGCAGTCTCATGGTGCTGACAGGTCATGGGTAATGATAAAGCCGGCGCAATGGATTCGATTGTCTGATTTATGTGGAGGTCAATAATGACAGACGCCAATGCCAATGGCATACAAACACAGGAAGTATCTTTATATGACAAAGACGGCTTTGCACATGATACTGACAATCCGGTAAGAGTCGAGGTAACGACTTTGCCTATTGTTGTTTCGGAATCAATGATAGAGCCGATTCAATTATCTGGATTTTGGGCTGGGCATGTGGCAATGGTTTGGCAGCTTATGGCGCGTAGGGCAGGCTTCACTTCCACTTCCATATTGAACGATGTAAAAGAGTTTGACAATTCCGTTGCCGATTATCCTGAGCTTTCCAATTCAACGCTTGATATTATTTCATCAAGCGCGGCGGATGATGGAAACCCGCAGGGTACGGGGGTGGGAACTGTCAAAGTTGTTTATCTTGACTCGAATAATACTCTGACTGAAAGCGCGAATATTATTCTAAATGGCACTACCTTAGTTACTGCTGTCTTAACTGGTGTGAATGCTGTGCTATGGATGGAGGTCACATCAGTTGGTAGCGGGAAGGTAGCGGCGGGCAATATTCGATTACGTATCAATGGCGGTACAGTGGAAGTGGAGCAGATCACGGCGGGCGGAAATAAATCACTGTCAGGGCGTGGGCGTGTTCCTGCGGGTTATACGGCTTATCTGCATTCCTGGACTACCCACGCAATCGGCAACCCGATGGATATGAGATTAAGGGGTACAGTCAATACATTAGACAGAAGTTTATCGACTGTTTATCATTTTCTAGATAATGATTATGTTCCAGCAAATACAGACAGTCATGATAATTTATCATTTCAAAAACTACCTACTGGTGCAGATTGGAAAGTGTCAGTACTTGCAGGTGGCACAGCGGCAAATACAAATAGATGTGATGCGTCAATTATTATGGTGTTAATTGCGGACGCTTAAGAGGTAAATCATGTTTCAAAAAATCCTTCAATGGATACGGGAGCAAATAAATAAAATGTTAAACACTTCGAGCGTAAAACAAGCGTTGAATATAAATGTTGCAATCTCCCCGCTTATGGTGGATGCGTTGCAAACATGGACTCTTATGTACATGAATCAGGCATCGTGGTTAAATGCCGATATAAAGTCATTGCAATTACCCGCTGCCATTGCCTCCGAAATATCTCGCGCCGTCACCATTGAAATGGAGTGCGAAATATCAGGAAGCCCGCGCGCTGATTATCTGTATTTGCAAATGGTAAATGCACTTAAGGATATTCGGCAAAAAGTAGAATTTGGAGTGGCAAAGGGTGGGCTAATGATGAAGCCATATCCAAAGGGCGACAAAGTTATAGTTGACTTTGTGCAAGCAGATCAATTTTATCCGGTTGCGTTTGATGAAAATGGGATGACGGCCTGTGTGTTTGCAGACACGAAAATAATCGGACAAAATTATTATACTCGCCTTGAATCTCATGCAATGACTAACGCGGGATACAAGATAATTAATAATGCCTTCAAAAGTCAAACGCAAAATACACTCGGTAGTGTTTGCCCTCTGGGGGATGTGCCGGCATGGGCAAACTTACAACCCGAAGCAACAATTACGGGTATTGACCGTCCGTTGTTTGCTTATTTTAAATTTCCGCTGGCTAATAGTATTGATCCAACCTCCCCGCTTGGTGTGTCATGCTATGCCCGCGCTACTGAGTTAATCCAACAGGCAGATGAGCAATGGAGTAATTTATTGTGGGAGTTTGAATCTGGCAAACGCGCTTTATATACAGATGTTTTGGCGTTTAGTAGGGATGCAGACGGAAAACCGATTTTACCAATTAAGCGTTTGTATCGCACTCTCAATCAATCCGGCGCTATTGGCAAAGATGAGTTATTCGAGGAATGGTCACCAACCTTGCGAGAGGTAAATATTCTCAATGGACTTGATGCAATTCTAAAGCGCATTGAATTTACATGTGGACTGGCGACAGGAACAATTTCAGATCCTAACACAGTGGCTTTAACTGCTACCGAAATCAAAGCCAGTAAACAACGCACTTATGCAACCATTACAGATACACAAAGCGCATTAGAAGACACGTTGAATCAATTGCTCTATGCAATGGATGTTTGGGCGACACTAAACAATCTCGCACCAAAGGGTAAGTATGATGCGGTGTTTTACTTTGATGACAGCGTTGTGTCAGACCATGATGTTTTATTAGCTAATAGTTTGCAGGAAGTTGGCTCAGGACTAATGTCAAAAATTGAATATCGCATGGTGGTAAAGGGCGAGACAGAAGAAATTGCACGCAAATATATTGCAATGGTTACGGAAGAACAGCCAAAAGATTTTTTTAGTGACCCTGCAAATTTGGGAGTATAGAGGAGTACAAAATGAGTAAACGAAATATTATTGCAACAATAATAGGGACGCTTGTGTCAAGATGTGATCCTGAATACCTATCGTTCATTTATATTTATAAACCATGATGCACATATAAAAAAGGAGCTATGATGAATTTTCAACCTGGAATTTACGAAGCAAAAAGTACGGTGAACATCAGACGTGAACCGCGAGTTATTGAATATAAGATCGGCGGCGTTTGGATCACAAATCAAGTTGGCAGAATTGACGCAGGTACGCGGCGATTTCTTGACAGCTTTGTCACTAACAAGGACAACTCCACATGGGGACGTGTGAGTGAAGCTGACAGTGCAGGCATTTCCGAATGGATCTGCATACAGAATACCAACCGTGTCTTTATGCAGTTTGTTGGAGATGAGCCTCCAGTTGTCGTTGTCCCTGCTGGAATAGAGTTACGTCTTACTGCGCTCGAAATTTGGGCGCGTTCAAAAGGGTACACTGGCTGATGAAAACAAACGACCGGATTTTGTGAAATGGCCGTTTTAGCCTTTCTAATCGAAGTTTCAAGATGTAGAAAAGTTTCTGAAATTCCATCTGTATATAATCCCGTTTGGGATTGGAGTAAATGACATGTCATATAACCCTAATCAACCTCGTGACCCCGCTGGGAGTGATACCGGCGGACAGTGGACAAGCGATCAAATGAATATTATTGAGAATGCGGCTAGATTGGGAGCGGGATTAGCAGGTAAAGGAATTTCAGCCGAAGAAATGAAGGGAACTGCAAGATTTCTGTTTAGAAAAGAAAAATCAGGAAAAGTTTTTGTATCAGCAAATGGCGCAACGGGTATGGGAAGTGCAGAGGGATTAATTATTAAATCTCCATTTCCACAGGCTGCATTTGATATTCCAGAAAAAATAAAAATATATATTGAGAATAGAGTTAGGAATGAATTAATGCCAGCTATGGCGTCGCTTGAAAAATTGAAAGATTTTGATTTAGATGATGAAGACGAGATGTTATCGCAAGTAGTAAAGACAGTAAAATCGATAAGAGAAGACATCAGATTGAAAGTAGAACAAATGGTGAATGAATAACATGCTTACATCAGATCAATTTGAGACACTGACAAATCCAATAATTAAACTTTATACTCAGTATGAGGAATCTGTAATCAACGATATTGCTCGCCGCCTCGGCAATCTTGATTTTGCGTCCGCTGCATGGCAAACACAAAGACTCAGTGAAAGCGGTTTTTTGTACAAAGATATTTTGCAAAAATTATCAAAACTTACTGGCAAATCTGAAACGACCTTACGCGCAATTTTCAAAGAGGCCGGCGTAAATGCAATTAAGTTTGATGATGCAATTTATAAAGCCGCTGGATTGAAACCCATTCCATTGAATTTATCACCCGCTATGTTGCGCGCACTTCAAGCGGGACTTACCAAGACACAAGGAATACTGAGTAACCTCACAATGACAACGGCGATAAATGCAAATCAAAGTTTTATCAAGGCCGCTGACATGGCATATTTGCAAATTAGTACGGGTGCGATGTCATACGATCAGGCAATACGGATGGCTATAAAAAATATGGCGGCTGAGGGATTGTCAATTATAAATTATGCCTCAGGGCATACAGATAAATTAGATGTGGCAATGCGCCGAACGGTATTAACTGGCGTGGCACAAACTGCAAACCAATTGCAAATTGAGCGCGCTGGTGAAATGGGATCTGATTTGGTTGGAGTATCGGCGCATATCGGAGCGAGAAATAAAGGCGTTGGCCCGGCTAATCACGAATCATGGCAAGGAAAAATTTACTCACGTTCTGGCAACCATAAAAAATATAAAGATTTTGTTGCAACTACTGGCTATGGGACTGGGGGGGGGTTAGGAGGTTGGAATTGCAGACATTCATTCTACCCATTTTTCGAGGGCATATCAGAAAATGCATATAGCAAAGAGGAGCTAAAGGACTTCAAAAAAGAAACTGTCAAATTTAATGGACAGGATATATCTGTGTATGAGGCTACTCAGTATCAGCGGGCTATTGAGCGCAAGATACGATTTTTGAAGAGACAATCAGACGCGCTTGAAGCCGCGAAATTAAGCAACTTTGCAGAGGTTGCAAAAATAAAAGAATGGCAAGCGGCAATGCGAAGTTTTATCAAACAAACTGGACTGCAAAGGCAATCAGTGAGAGAAACGATACTGAGTAGCAATAAGGACAGTGCAAAATGACACATGAAATGAAATCGTTTTTACAGTTGATTTATTCACTGTGCAAGCAGTATGTTTCTTGGTATGATTCAGAAATAAAGAAAGTGAGTGCTCATGTTGAACGATGATTTATGGGATGCTTATACTCAAAGATGGTTTAAGAAAATCCGTGAAATCATAAATGAACCAACAAAAATACAGTTTTATGATTTTGGCATGGAAAGAAAAGTTAGGCTTGATTTTCCTGATAATTGGTATATTATGATAGATGAACCAGATTGGGAAAATGAAAAACAAGTTTTAAAATGTATTGAAGAAATAAAGGTTATTCGTCAACGACAATTAAAAAGTGTTGAAAAGCCCGCGTAACGGGTGTATAATTATGTTCGTAAGCCTTTAGGATAAAGGACACAGTTTACAGCGTCACACCCTCTAGGTAGGGCGCAACTACCGAACGGGACTTAGGCCACGTTTACCCAGCAATGGGTGAGCGTGGCTTTTTTGTTTATACACAATCGTTATCCGCGAAACGTTAAAGGCGCGGGCGGTAAGTGATAGGCAACCACTTATAAAGCCTAACCATGAATTGAAAGGAAAACAGGTAATGAATAAAAAACAGTTGGTAGAACTTGGTTTGACCGAAGAAATCGCTGATCAAATTGTCGTGCTACACGGCAAAGATATTGAATCGCACAAAACAAAGATTAGTGATCTTACTGCGAATCAATCCAGCCTGGCAACTCAGCTTGATGAAGCCAACAAGCAAATTGAAACCTTCAAAGGAATGAAAGTTGAAGATATTCAAAAAGCTGCCGATGATTGGAAGTTGAAAGCGGAAACTGCTACTACTGAATCCGCAAAACAACTTGCTACATTGAAATTTGACCATGCGCTCGAAGGCGCGTTGACCGGGGCGAAAGCAAAGAATGCCAAAGCCGTATCAGCCCTACTGAGTAGCGAGGCTCTTAAAGATGCGAATGGCGAATTTATTGCTGAACGCTTCAATGAGCAACTTACCAAAATCAAATCTGAAAATGATTACCTGTTTGAGGATAGCAAAGAAATTAAAATTGTTACCGGTGGTAACAATCAATCAGTTCTTAGCGACAAAATAGTAGACGCCGCAAGACAGGGCGCGGGGCTAGTTGTTGCTAAATAAGGAAAATAAATAATGACTCAGTCATTTGATCTTATTACTAAATTTCAGCCTATCTTGGATGAAATTTATAAAAACGCCTCAGTCACGGCTCGCATGGATGCCATGTCGAAACCGATTGACTTTGCCGGCGCAAATGTCGTGAAAGTTTTTAAGACCACAATGGGTGGTCTGGGTGATTTTGCTCGCGGTGCTGATTATCCCGTGGGTGAAATTATTGGCACATGGGAAGCCTTGACCCTTGCTGCTTCCCGAGCTCGCCAGTTGAAAGTTGCACGCATGGACGACGAGGAAACACTCGGTATGGCTTTTGGCACGGTTGCCGGTGAGTTTATGCGAACAAAAGTTGTGCCAGAAGTGGACGCTTATCGCTTTGCAAAATATGCAAGTTGGTCAAGCATTTCAACTACAACCGGGGCGACTCTGAGTGCATCAACCGTGTTGGCCGCTGTTGATGCTGCGTCCCTGCAATTGGATGAGGACGAAGTGCCTCCTGAGGGACGCTTGCTTTATGTGTCCTCAACAGTCGGCAAGTTTATTGATGCTGCTGTTACCCGCATGTTGGGTAATGAGAATTCGGCTAATCGCATTTTGGACACCCTTGATCGTATGACAATCTTGCGCGTGCCTCAGAATCGCTTCTATACCGCGATTGATCTTGAGGCTGGTGCTACCGCCGCGGCTGCTGGTGGATATTCCAAGAATGGCAGCGCGAAGGATATTAACTTTATGTTGATTCATCCTTCGGCAGTTGTGCAGGTTGTTAAACAGGCTTTGGATAAGATTTTCTCCCCTGACGTTGTTCAAAACAGTGATAACTGGCTGTTTGACTACTCCATCTACCATGATGCGTTTGTTTATACAAACAAAGTTGATGGTGTGTATCTCCACAAGAAAGCATAGGTAAAACCATGAAACTCTATATGAATGGTATTTACCGAAACACTGAAAGCAATGTGTTAATTGCCGAGTTGCTTCGCGCGGGGTATGTAGAGGTCAAAGAGGAAGCCCCCGAAGCCGAATCTGAAAAGGTGGCTGATGAATTGACTCCCATTACTGTCACTCCCGAATTAGTCCCTTCTAAGAAGGGAAAAGGTAAGGTGTAATATGGGCGGTATTACCGGAATTGATTGGTTACACAAACTCGCAAATCAACTAGATTTGTCTTTCGGCACACCTACGAGTCACCCAATTAATCTCGAAGGGATAACTTTACCAGCAAATACTAACGCAATTCGCGGCGCAAGCGTCAACCCTACCCGTGCCTCTGGCTGGATTAGTTTCAGCGGTACGGTCAGTGCTACCCCCGCGCAGGTTTACACAGATTACCGTGAACTGCACACGACCGGCGTTGCGGAGGTGTTAGGTGCTGGCTTGTTTCCGTTCATGGATAGTGGAGCATCATGTAAGAGCATGTTTGCGCTGCAAGCTATTTGCGAAGTAGACGCCGGTGCAACAGTATTGACGGCAGCGGGCGCGCCCGCAGTCGGCATTTTCCCCATATTTGCAAAACTCTTGCTGAATGGTGAGACGTTCAACTCTGGCGGTGTGGCCGCTGCAATATTCCTGGCCGTTCAATCCAATGTGACTGACGTAAGTGCACAGGACGTATCGGCTATTAATGTCGAGAACGCTTCTGGTGTGACAAAATCCCTGTTGCATCTGACCAATACGGCGAATGGATTTACTAACTTGCTTTGGTTGCCTGATGACGAGATGCCCGCAAAGTCCACCGAGACAAACGGCGGCACACAAGCAGGATGGATCAAGGTACTTATTGGATCTGCGACTCGCTATATTCGGTTATGGGATACAGCTCCGTCATGATAACTAAAGAAGCTATTGAAAAACGCCTGGTCGAATTGCAAAAAGAACTTGAACAGACACAGGCAAATGGGAACGCTATAATCGGCGCGATGCAAGATTGTCGATACTGGCTAGCAGAATTAGAAATAGAAACATAACAGAAAGAATCTAATAAATAAGGATTGAGACGATGGCATACGCGGACTACACTTTTTATACCGGTACATACTTGGGTACTGCCATCGTCTCTGCCGATTTTGCTGCATTAGCATTACGGGCATCCGCGGTGATCGACCAAATTACTTTTGACCGCGCTGCCGTGGTAGTAACTGCGGCCACAGACACAGTAACCATAGACAAGATCAAAAAAGCCATGTGCGCAGTAGCGGAGGAATTGCAAACACAAGACAGATCTGGCGGTATAGATGGCATTACAAGCGAAAGTATAGGTAACTACTCAGTATCGTTTGCTGTTGGGGCAAAGAAAACTCTAACCAGTGGACAGCAACTGTCAAATGCCGCGAGTCTCTGGTTGGCAAATACTGATTTGTTATTTCGTGGTTTTGCGTCTGGTGAATATGGCGGCGTGCTTGATGATAACTAATGCAGATTGCACCATCTACAATAAGTATATGTCTGCTGGGTCAGAGTTATATCAGAGAACGCAGATCGTAGACGTTACATGGTCAAGTGGTAAGGCGCGTAACGTCATTGCGAGTGGTGGAAACATCGCTGCCGATCAAGCCGCTGTTTATGTCCCGTATGCAAGAGGCGCTAACTATACATTGCCTAAAGCGTGGCAGGCACTCGTTACAAAAACTGGCAAATGGACGTTACAAGTCGGTGATTACATCGTCAAAGGTCTGGTTACTGATGAGATTACAGGTGGCTTTACTATGACAAGTCTCAAAGCAAAGTACGACGATGTATTGCAAATATCATCAGTGGATACCATGCAGGCAGGAAGCCTTTCGATGTGGCATTGGCAAATTGGTGCAAAATGACGCCAATTATCAAAACTCCTAAAGGCCAGATATTTCTTAATAAAAATGGCAAAGCCGAGCTTAAGTGGAATGTAAGAAAGTTCACTGGCAAAAGTTACGGCGCATGGCAAGCTAAGTATTCAAATGCACAGGTATTTGTAGATAGTGAAGTCCTCCGTAGGTGTGAGCCGTATACCCCGCTTTTGACTGGTACATTGATAAAGACTGGAATTCTAGGTACTGATGTAGGCAGCGGGCTTGTGATGTGGATTGCTCCGTATGCTAAGAGACAATACTACTCCCCGCGTAAGCCTGGGTCACAAACAGGTCCTCTCCGTGGTCCGTTTTGGTTTGAGCGGATGAAAGCAGTTGATGGAAAAGACATCATCAAAGGCGCTCGCAAACTGGCAGGCGGCAAATGACCACAATTATCAATGCGCTAAAGACTTATATCAAAACCTATTCAGGTATTGGCGCAAGTGGCGTGGTTATGGTTGATTATCTAAGTGGCAATCCAGACGAGTTTGCTATATCGCCGCAACCAGGTAACAAGATCGTTGAAGGATATATTGATGGTGGAAGTCTCAGACAATTTCCGTTTGCGTTTCAAATGATGGCTTCAACCGCTGATGAGGCGGAGCGAATTACGAATAACGGATTTTATGAAGGTATCTCAGACTGGTTTGAAAGCCAGACGATTGCGGGAACATTGCCGACATTGAACAGCAATCAACATCCGACGCTTATCGAGGCGTTGACTCAGCCAGCTTTGTTTCAACAAGGCGAATCAGACACAGGAATTTATTCGATGCAATGTCGATTAGAGTACGACCAGGATAAGCCATGAAAATAACTTTATGGATTCCCTCGGCTGATAACTCTGCCCGCTGGCCTTGCGTTGAGTCGTGGTGGAATTTGGAAACGCCTGACAATATCAAACTACGGCTAAAAAGAACTGGCGCGAACAATATCAAATATTCCTGGAATGCGGCCGTAAAAGAGTTTTTAGATAGTGGCGACGACTGGCTTCTGTCATGGCACGCGGATGTAATAGGAGTACCGCAAACGCTGATGAGACTTTTATCATGGGATAAGTCGCTTGTGTCTGCATTGATATTCATGAGAACATCTCCTGCGATGCCGCACACTTGGCAGGATTATCCAGATAAACCAGGTGAATATTCGCCGCGGATCAAAGAAACTCGCAAATGGTTTTATGACCATCCAGATTGTATAAAAGAGTTTGGACCCTACGTTATGGAAGAAAGACCAGATAATGCGCTTATTCCCATCTCGTTTGCGTCAACTTCCTGCGTATTGATCCATCGCGCAGTTTTAGAGGGGATGCGTGAAATTGTAAATGATGTATGGTTCAAATGGGATAATGATTACACTGGCGGCGGCGAGGATAGAAACTTTTTTGAAAATGCTAAAGTCGCAGGTTTTCAAGCGTACCAGGATCGTTCCTGTGTTGTAGGTCATTTAGTCGGCGATATTCCCACATCCGCCGCTGATTTTTTCGCGTGGGATTACGTTAGCACTGTGCTAAACACAGGCGAACATGAAATAATAAAATAGGAGTTATAAAATGGCAAAAATTAAGAGAAGCCAAGTCGCAACATACGTTAATGCAACAGGAGTAGCTACTACAACAGGGACAGTTTACAGCCTGCTTGGTGTAGGTGTTTCATCGGCTACACCAAACATGAATCCGAGCAATACATCAGAGACATACATCCATGAAGATACAGCAACAATCTCACTTGATTCGTATGCGCCTACTATGCCCGTTGAAATGACGGCAGTCACAGACGATGCGGTGTTCATATGGCTTGATGGCATTCGCGTTAATCGTAAGGTTTTGAGCGACGCCGAGTCAACCATTATAGAGGTGCGCTTATATCAGACCTCAGGGTCAAGCGCATACCCAGCCACAAAACAGGCCGTTTCTGTGCAGGTGGATAACGGTTTAGGTGGTGATGGTGGAGTACCCGCAAAGGTCAGCTTTACCTTTAACTACATGGGTGATCCTGTGCAAGGTAGTTTCAATCCGTCAACCAAAGTATTCAGTTAATATAATAGCCCGCTCTCTTGGGCGGGTTATTAGAAAGTACTGGCAATGGAAAATATTGTAATTGATACCGGTGTTAAGCGGATTATGGTCAACGATGATCCTGCCCGCGTTATTGAATTTAACCCGTCTGACCTAATCTTTGTTGAAAAGTTCTATCAATTGATTTCAGAATTTGAAACAAAGCTGACTGAATATCAGACACACGCCGAGGAAAACGAAAAGGTTTCTGCTTTAGGAACTGATGGGTTACCCGTCAATATGGCCGCCCGCCTTGCCCTTCTGCATGACGCGTGTGACTATATTTGCGAACGGATTGATTATGCTTTTGGGGAAGGTACAAGTCAAAAGGCTTTTGCGGGTGCGAGAACGCTGAATATGTTTAAACAATTCCTTAACGGTATCAGTCCGTTTATCTCAAAGACGCGCCATGAAAAGATTGCAAAATATACCAATCCAGAAAGCGCAAAGCGAAACGGGCGTACTGTAAAAGGTAAAAAGAAGTAGTGAACTTACTAACGGATACGCCTCCCGAATCCATTGTAATAGACGGTAAAGAATACAAGATCAACACAGACTTTAGAAGTTGTTTGCGTATCATGCTGGCTTTTGAGGATAACGAATTGTCCAGCCTTGAAAAGCAATCTGTGATGATTAGTAACTTATATCCCGTATTACCGTCTGATGTAAAAAAAGCAATGGAGCACGGCTCGTGGTTCTTGAATGCAGGAAAGGAAAGCGATGCTGACAATGATGCTCCGCGTGTATACAGTTTCTCAAAGGATGCCGATATGATATTCTCTGCATTTCGTCAAATTCACAAAATTGACCTAGCTACTACTGAGTTGCACTGGTGGATTTTTACCGCGCTATTTATGGCGGTACTTGCTAGTCAAGATAACCCATTCGGTTCGTTGGTGTCTTTGCGCTTACGTGTAAAAACAGGTAGAGCAACCAAAGAAGAGGCGCGGGCATATCGTGAACTAGGTGATATGGCGGAAGTTCCAGAAATTGACGACCGTACATTGGAAGAACGCGAGGCTGAGGCTGAGTTTATGAGATTGATCGGAGTCAATAAAAAATGAAGGAACACTCAGGAAATACAAATCATGAACCTGCTGGCAGTTCAAACGGTGGACAATTTACGTTTGGTGATGGCTCTTCTTTTGTTAAGGCGTTACAAAAAGGCGCTGGACTTCCATCGGAGCGTGATAAATCTTTAGGTGAAATCGAAAAAAGGTTAGCAGGAAAATCTACGGAAGCAGGAGTAATTGTAGATGAAGATGGAAATATTGTTCAAGAGATTCAAGGTGATGCTGATAAGGTTGCCTTGAGTTCGGAGACTTTGAAGGCAATGGAAAATAACACATTTACTCATAACCATCCAAATGAAGGGTCGTTATCCCCGGAAGATTTGAGAAATTTTGTTTATTCTAATGCGGCTGAATTTAGGGCTGTTTCTATGAATGGAAAAGATGTTTTTGTAATAACGCGTCCAGAGGACGGATGGGGAAGCCCAAGTAAAAGAGTTAGCCTGATGTTAAGGGTTAGGGATGCGTCGAATAAATTTTTACAACAACAGGCAAACAAAGGCATTGAAGATGTTTTAAAAGGAAAACCGTTATTTGATGCCCTTGAAAAAATGAATATTGAAATGGCAAAGAAATTTGGTTGGATATATCGCATTGAACGAGGCAATAAATAATGGTAGCCATTACTGCCGGCAGTGTAGACGGCTATATCCGCATCGACACTCGTGTTGATGAAAAAGGCTTCAATAAAGGTGTGTCTAAAATGTCGTCTGGATTTGCCAAACTAGGGCAGTCTCTTAAGACATTTGCAAAGGCACTCAGTATAGGGGCGTTGCTCATTTTTGGCGTGGCACTCAAGCAGATGTTTAGTTCCATCCGTGAATCTGTGATGAACTTAATCAACGTCAACATGAAAGGGTCACAGCTTGGTAAAGACATCGAAGGAATAAAAAACCAGTTTACGGAATTGAAATTCTCCATTGCGACGGCTTTCCTCCCATTGATTACCTTTGCAATCCCATACATCAAACAGGCGCTTGACTGGTTAATAAGATTTTTCAATCAAGTCGCCATGATTACAGCCGCATTTTTTGGACAAAAGGAAGTATTGCAGGTAGTCGTTGGTTCCGCCGAAGATTTGGCAAAGAACACAGAGAAGGCGAAGAAAGCCGCTCAAGGTGCGCTTGCTGCATTTGACCAGATCAATGTTTTGCAAGGTCCTGAAGCGGACACGAATACCAATGTTTCAGATCTACCCCAGGTTATGACACAGTTAGTTCCTGTCACAGATGAGATACTGAGTAGGGTTCAAGCAATCAAAGATATTATTGCCTCATGGTGGGACGACCCGATTGGCAAGATAAAAGAAACATGGAGCAATATTGCGGCATGGTTCAAAGCGACCATCATTGACCCAATTGTAGAGTGGTGGAATAACACATGGGCGGGTGAAATGATAGCGAATGGTATCGAGGCATTTAAGAACATCCTAGCTCCCATAAACGGATGGTTTTTGGTTACGATAATAAATCCGATTGTGGAATTGTTCAAAGGGATGTGGGCGATTATTACGGATGATAACTTAACTTTCTCTGAAAAATTGAAGGCTATCTTCCTTCTCATTGTTGATTGGATAATAACAAACGTGACGAACATAATCGTTAATTTATTCAAGGGCGTGGCGAATACCATTATGGAAGTGTGGGACGCTATCGCTGAATGGTTTAGAACCAATGTAATTGATCCGTTGAAAAACCTATTTACAACCCTTTGGGACGGATTAATAACAAGGGTCATCAATGCAAAAGACGCGATTATCCAAAAATTTCAAGAGATAAAGGCCGCAATCATTGCCAGACTTACAGAAGCAAAAGACAAGAGTTTAGAAGTGTGGGCTAATATAGCAGACTGGTTTAGGGTACACGTGCTTGATCCGCTTAGAAATGGGTTTGACATTGCACTTAATTCAATAAGAGAGAGCTTTTCAGATATTTTCGTCGGCATCAAGGACATTGTTAGAGGCGTTATCAATAACATTATTGGTTTTATAAACACAATGATAGATGCGATCATTGGCGGAATAAATGCGGTTATTGATGCGGCTAATTCCGTAGGCAGTTTGATACCCGGATTTTCATTCATCAACAATGTAGCTCCTCCACAAATCCCGCAATTAGCGACGGGCGCGGTAATCCCGCCAAATGCCAGATTTGCGGCTATTCTTGGAGATCAAAAGTCGGGCACGAACATCGAGGCACCAGCAGATTTGATTCGTCAGATCGTCCGTGAAGAACTGCAAACCGCAAACGGTGGAGAGATTACCGTTAACATGCCCGTGTATCTTGACAGCGAGAAAATATATGACGGACAAAAAAAGGTGCAGACGCGGCGCGGCCCCAGCTTGATTAATTCGGGAGTGACATCATGACGATTGTTATTGACAGCACTACTTATGATGTGCCTTTGAAGGTGATAAACCGCAAATCTGAATCACTTTTCAAGTATGCAGAGCGCACGGAAGATGGGATTTTACATTCAGAATTGATCGGGATTTATTTTAATTATGATCTTGAAGTTGGTATGTCAAAAAATAATGTTAGTGCATATGCCGCCTTATATTTGAGACTTACCGAACCCGTCGAGACACATGAGGTTGTTATTTTAGGGGATACCTTTAATTGTTATTTTGCTGGAATCCGTGACGAAGTTGCAAAGACGGGAACGACTAATTATTTCCGCAATCTTTCATTCTCGATAATCGCAATCAGCCCAGCCAGGACGCCGGCATGAGAACTTCGCCACTGGTTGATTTCGCTCTGTATGACCCTGCCATTAAACAGGATAGTACTCCAGCTACTTCAGAAAATCAACCATTTTCTAAAGTAGCAGATTTGGAAATCCCAAATTCAAGCGCCGTTTATGGGTCATTTGAGCCCAACTTCTGGCTGTTAGATGGGAAATACAAACTCATGCCGACTGATACCACAAATGTACATGTTGGTCTAATGAGTCTCCAAATGAGTAATAGTAGTGATACCGGTACTTATCGTAAAGGAGACTTTACCGCGCCTCATCCAAAGTTAACAATAACCTTTACATCAGTGCATAGTACAGATGGATTAACTTTTATTTTCTCGGCTCTTACTAATGATTTTATAGGAAATATGACTGTTGAATTTTTTAATTCTAGTGATGTATCCATAGATTATGTGGATTATTCTCCTACAACCGCAGAATTTTATACTAATCATCCAGTAGCAAACTTTAAAAAGATTGTTATTACTTTTCTCAGAACAAATAAACCTTATCGCTATTTGAGATTGCAAAGTATTGACTATGGACAGGTGATCCACTTTACGGGCGCGGACATAAAATCATGTGTGGTTGTAGAGGAAGTTAATCCCCTATCTACTGAATTGCCAATAGGCACACTGGAGTTATTTTTATTTTCCAGTGATGCGACTTTTAGTATTATCAATCCAACAGGTGATTATACAGACCTTCAAAATAAACAGCCTTTAGACGTTTATGAAGTGGTTGGAAACGATCAGATTTATATTGGACATTTTTTCTTGGATACATGGGAAAATCCATCTGATAATATAATCACATTCAAGGCGTCGGACACAATAAATATTTTAGAATCTTCAATTTATCTTGGAGGTCTTTGGGGAGGAGTTTCAGGATATGCTACAACCGATGTAATTACTCTTATTGCGGCTATTATGGGGGAAATTGATCTTCCATATGATTTAGATCCGATTTTGGAAGATGTAGTAATTTCTGGTTGGATACCGGTTTGTACTTACCGCGAAGCCTTGAAACAAATTGCGTTTGTAATAGGTGCTACTGTGAGTTGTTCGCGTGGCGGTGTAATTCGTATCTATGCAGATTCTTTGGCGTCTGAATTGGCTGTCTTTGATTTTACAATATTAAAATCGGATAAGGGAATGCAACAATCTTTAGTTTTAAAGCCTCTTGTAACTGGCGTTGAAATTATCCCCTATGTAGTGTTAAAAAATAGTTATTTGACAACTGTTTTTAGTAGAACTTTGGCAATTGGTTCTTACAGGGTTTTACTTAGTGAGCCTACTGCGGGAATGAGCAGAACAGGAACGGCTACAGCAACCTGGACGTACAACGGTGGGAATTATGTAGATATAACTGTTACCGTAGGAGGAACGGTTATTTTAGATGGACAAGGCTATACAAGAACCGGCGAAATAAATGGAGTATACAATGGCTCTCTTGATGCCAGTGTAAAGCCTAACATAATAAGAATATCTGATGCAACTTTAGTGAGTGCTGCAAATGTTGGGGCTATTACTCAAAAAGTTTATGATTATTACCAGCAAAGATATTTGCAAAAGATGAAACTTTATGCACCAGAAGCTGCGGCGGGAGATTCTGTTTTGATTGACACTCTCTACGATAGACAAATTGGCGCAATAATTGAAAAAATGACGCTTGACCTTTCAGGTGGTTTCACTGCAAAGGTGGAAGCCACTGGAGTTGTAATTCCGCTATGAGTTATTCTATGACCACCTTTTATGATTCACAATGTCGGAGACGTGCGCTTGAGCTATGCCGAAAAATTTGGCAAGTTCATATTGACTCTCTTTCTTTTCGGAATAGCGTCGGCGTATTTCATCAACTTGTTGCTGAGTTAATTTATGATTTGCTATACTTTCGCCGTGCAATTGTCTATTTTTTTGTACTTTATCATTCATATTATCTTGTTGAGTTCCAAGAAATAAATGATTGGGATTACAACATAATGGATTATCGCACTTATGGCAGACAATTAATCCCAACGGAATATCTCCGAAAGTTAATTCATATGCTACACGGTGGGCGTAATGCCAATTATTATTTTTCCATCTTAACTGACCATACCCATTTCCACCCCATTTTGCCATCCATAACCAACATTCATTTGGGTCATCTGTTTTATTTACTTTTCCCCAGAATCTATCAATATCTTTCTGTTGTGCTAAAATATTCATATCAATGCGCCTCCTGTGCGCTTTGGTCAAGCCCCGGCAGTCTCAAGCTGTGCGGGGTAATTAGATAAGATAATTATATCATGTATACTACTGCAATAATTGACCGTGTTCTTTCTGACATAACCACTCCAACCAGCAAAGGATATATGAACGTTGTCGATTTTGTACGCATTTATGAAAATGCAAAACTTGTAAATTCTCTTACGGCTATTATGCTTGCTTCACCAATTGCCTTTACATATGTAACTGCTCCGACTATTGCAACAATTTCGGGGACTTATGTAATGTTCAGCACTTTATTGGCAAATATTGAACTCATTAGATTGGCAGTGGTTGCTCTTGCAATAGCTGGCACATCAACTGTAATTGAAAGTAACATTCAGACGTTTGATTATAGAGATGTAAATTTATGGGAAAGCACGCTGGACGCGATTTGGAATTATTATGATGGACCTGACTTGGAAGTATGTCCTACTTTGACGGGTAATCTTACCGTAGCAACGGGAAATAATGCCATATATGTTGATTGCTTAGACATGGCTGATTACAACGTGGACTTGCAAGGCACTGCAAATTTGAATATTATTTGAGGTAAACAATGGCTGAATTATTAATGCAAGAGGAAAGCTCCACACCTGCCACCCCTAGTTCTGGGAAGTGGAAGTTATATCCAAAGGCAAGCGGGTATTATCTTATTGATGATAACGGACTGGAAATAGGACCACTTGCACCCGCACATGGTTGGACGCCTGTTTACGATACCTGGACATATGCGAGTGCAAGCACGATCACCATTCCAACGGACGGGACAACGACGTACCAAAAAGACGTGAAGATACGCTTCAAGCAGGGCGCGGGATTTAAGTATTATGTCGGGACAACCATCGCAGCTACTTTGATAACCGTGGCTGTCAATACGGATTATGTAGTTGCAAATGCGGCTATTACGGATATTTCATATTCTTATGTTGAAAATCCGTTCGGCTGGCCGGGGTGGTTTGCTTTTGCACCTACCATTACAGGCTTTTCCGCAAATCCGACATCTGCAGCATATAGATATAAAATATTGGGCAACACCGTATATTTTGTGTTTGTACAGGGCGGAGCAGGCACAAGTAATGCTACGACATTTACAATAAGTTTGCCTGTTGCTGCAAAAACTATAAGTAACGCACAATGGTTTTGCAACACAGCCCCAGTTCAAGATAATGGTGTATTATTAACTACACCAGGGTTGGGGATTGTTCCATCGGCCGCAACGGTGTTGACTTTATATTCACGCTCCGATTTGCAAGCGTGGACAGCCGCGAACGGTAAATATTCTAGCGGGATAATAATTTACGAAATTTAGGAGAATTATGAGCAAGCTATATTAATAATAAAGAAAGAGGAAGGGTACTGAGTATAGGGGGGATATATATTTATAATCTCCAGTTGTCTACCGGTGATGCGTGGCGGTGGGCATTTGAAACATCTGATTGCACAATATCCAAATATCGTTTGACCATATCCAGCGTAGAGTGCCCGAGCATTTTTTGCAACGTAAAAACATCACCCCCATTGCGAAGATAAGTAATTGCAAATGTATGCCTAAATCTGTGCGGATGCGAATTAGAAACGCCCGCATTTTTCCCAATTCTACCAATCAGTAATCGTATGGATGCACCTTGCAAAATGAAGAGTGGCAACATTAAATCATTTTCATCAATAGATATTTGATTTTTAGCCATATACCGCCATATTGCTTGGCGTGTACGGGTTCCTAAAAACACAGTTCTTACCTTTGACTTACGTCCGTCACGGTGGGGACGAATAAGAATTTCACCAGATTCGAGTCGTAAGTCTCCAAGGCGCACACGCGTTAACTCTCCCAGTCTCATGCCAGTATCCAAAAGCGTCATGATAATAGCCCGGTCACGTTCGGAATTAGGGCGCTTAATTCTATATGTTTTTCCAGTCTGTTTTTTTACTTGTGTATATTGACAGGCTTCAATAAGTTTGATAATTTCTTCTTTTGAAAAGGGTGTAACTTGTGGCGATTCATATTTAGGGCGTTTCATTTTTAGATCTGGACGGTCTTTTAATTCCAAAACCTCCACAGCCCAGTTATAAAATCCGCGTATTGTTTTCCAATGATTATCTATTGATGATAAAGCCAATGGTGAATCATCACCGTTAAAGCGTTTAGGTTGGTACTCAGTATGGAGGTGATGCATGTATCGAATGAAATCATCCGAAGTAATAGACTCTAGCTCAGGATCACCCAGAAATTTACAAATATATTTCAAATACCCCTGCATTGTTGGCACATGCGCTGGGCTGTACCTGCCAGCTTTAGCGTCTAAAATAAATCCCTCAACAGCTTTTGAAAATAACATGACAAAATCCTTTCATTGCAAAAACATTACAATCAAATATTGGTATATCTGAACTCTTGACATTGTACGTACAATGTAATAAAATTATTGTACGTTAGCAATTCGGCTAGCGAAACAAACAGGAGATATAAAATGAATACCCAAAAAACAACCCACGATTTTCCAAACCGCACTTGCAACTCCGGTCAGAGTGTTTTTGATGTCAGTGACGAATTGAAAACTGAGGGACTGATCCCACAACGCAGTATGCTCGGTAATCGTTGTTCCCTCGGTGATATTGCACCAGAAAATGCTGTTGCTGTTGTTACCGTCCGCGCAAATGAGGTTTTCTGGATTGTGAGGATGAATGACTAAAAATGGAAAACAGGGAGGGCGAAAGTCCTCCCCTCGCCGTATCAAACGATACGGAAAACTTGTTAGGGGTTGGGACTGGCGAACAGATCCTGAATTATTAGAACGAGCAGAAAAATCTCGCATCAGACTCAATGCAACTCGCACACAATATATAGAACAAGCAATACTGCTAATGATTGAAAAAACAAATGACTGACAAACTGCAAACATAGTGTAGGATAGCAATCTCCATTTCTTCAAATCTATTCAACTATAATTATTATCCTATGCACTTTCAGACGGGATAAGTGTCATTTTGTGCCCCCGCGCAGGCTCGAACTGCGGTCCTCGGCTTCGGAGGATTAGGAGATTCAAATTGACAACCCTGCATTTCTTCCTACCTGTCTTGAAGTAGGATAATGTACATAGTTGCACGAGTTTACAAGCATAGCCGACGGATACTGAGTATCTATCTACGGCATGGGGGTCCCTGAAATTGCTATGATTGTGCCGCCTGAAATTACACAAAATGCGCCAATAGTAATGAGCAAACATAAACCACATAGCGCAATTGCTAAAATGATTCCCGTGGTGCCAGTGAAGAATTTTACGAACGTATTCATTATCTACCTCCCCGGCCAATGCACAGAATATCTATTCATCTTGGTCTGTAATTGTAAAAGCGTCAATTGCTCTTTCTACATGATCTCGCCATTTTGGGGGAATATGTTGAAGTTTTGTAAGCATTTTTTTAATCCAGGGGTCTTGCATATTTGGTTTTGATTTAATCCTTCCAAGTTTTATATAAATATCTTCCTTTTCCATTCTCATTGCAATAGATAAAGCATTTGCCATTTTGTCACTTAATGATTTTGTTGTGCGATTAAATAAATTCGTAACGGCAGACCTGCTTACCAATTTAGTATTAGCAATAGCAGAACGTTTTAACCTCCCCGCTTTTATCTCATCTTTAAGCCAGTCTACAAAATCAAAGAAGTTACGAGTCACTGCCATATTGTCTCATTTTTCTTGTTTAGTGTGCAAAACATATTTGTTGTTTACCCTTGACACAATTACGTAAAGTGGTAGAATGTTTAGTGTACGAAACAAAAATGTTTAGTGCGCTAAACTATACGAACAAACTACACGAAGGAAAACGCACATGCCAAAACCAGAAAAAACCGAATTCATCCGAATGAACGTAAAAACCGACGTCAAGCGTGAAATTGACATTATTGCGGCCGCGGAGCAGCGCCCCGTTTATGACGTGGTGGCGGATATGTTGAAAATTTACAAAGGCGTGACCCTGAAAGCACGCAAAAATTTAAAAAACAAGCCGGTAACTGTAGCCGAATACATTGTGTCTCATTAGTTTATTTTCGCATGGAAAACCTAAATTGTCCGAAAGTCAGGCACCAGTGAAAATAAAAATCCTACTCAGTATCCTCTTTGTTCTGCTCATAATTCAGTTGGTAATTGCCTTATGGAAACTCTTCTAATACCTATTGTGGCAATTTGGTGCCTGTATTTGCTGGCGCGCGAATTTAATGCCCAGTATGAACGACATAAAAATTTGGAAAAGCGCATTACTGATCTTGAGCAAAAAAGCCTTCAAAGATTGCCATTTAGAAGTCAAGAAGAATTGTTAGACGCAATGGCGGCAATCAGCCGGTACATGGAAGAACGCAAAATACAAGACACATTTATTGAAAACGCCGCTGGACACATTACCAATGCCATGAAAGTTGGCACAACACGCGAGAAGAAATAACGTCTGGGATTTATGGCCTGGATGAAGACAAAAGAATATTGATGCGAGCGGAAGGTCAGAATCTTCTCATCCCCATAAGTTGAGTTAATTGGGTTCAACTCCCAAGCTCGCTACTAGTACGAATGCCTAAACAAATTCAAAAGGAAAACACATGAATAAACTCACCCAACCTAATTATGTAACAATCTACTGGCTTGTGTTTGAGAAAACTCAAAACCACGTCGCAGCTGCAAAAGCCGTCAACGAAGCGATGAAAGAATACGAAGAAAAAGCAAGACAATTGCATCAAGCATGGAGGCAGTCATGAAATACCGATGTGTGCATTATGACGGCAAAAAATGGATTAATGGCAATCTGATTGATCGTACCAATGCTGTAATTCTGGTGCTGTTCAAGAAATATCAAAGAGTGGATGCGCGGCTTGAAAACGAAAATGGCATAGAAGAAAAGGTGTAATCATGACCAAGTTTGATGAATTTCTTGAAAAAATAGGGCTTCTTGAAATTGATTATATACCTTTGAAATATCGCGTAATTTGGATTGAAAGAGTTGCAGGCTTCTGGACAGAATGCAAAGGCGAACTTACCAATCGTGATAATGCGATTGTGCAAGTAGGCGAAAAGCGCCGAGCCGGGCACCCTGCTAATCTTGAAGATCAAAACGGCTACATTGTAAAGGGAGTGTAATTATGTCACTAATATTTACGAGCTTACCAGAAGTGTCTACATCGCATCTTCGTGAAATAACTTGGAGTATTGACTGGTACAAGCAATCTTATTTTGAGGCAAAAGCACAAAGCGAACTAGCATGGAAAATTTACGATGATGCCATTGAAAATGAAGACCCGCGCGAACAGATCAATCTTTTCTTTGAGATAGCCGCAATGTTTGATGCAACACGTTGCCACGCATGGCACAAGTGGCAAAACGCAAAACGCGATTACTTGGTGTTGTTGAATTGATACTCAGTAGGGGGCTCTCCCCACAAAAATAATCATATTCAAATCGTTTTATTCAAATCAACTCAAATCAACTCAAAATCAAACTAACCAAAAAGGAAAACACAATGACAAATTATAGTGACGATCCCCAACAATATCACGCGGAGCAATTGGAAATAGCCGCGCAAAATTGGGAAGCTGCTGCCGAAGCTGTTTTAGCTGGCGATGATACGGTAGTGTGTGATTATGAAACTTGCCTTGTACATGCCGCCGATTGCAGAGAGTTGGCAAATGAATAGCCTTTAATACCAACTATATGAATGCCTTAAAATTGTTTTTCTCAAATCAATCCTAATCAAAACTAACCAAAAAGGAAAATATCATGACTCAAACTAATGTCCCCGAACCTGTTGTTGAAGAACCTGTTGAAATTGATCCCTTTGCAAGCGCATCAGATCCCGTAATTACACCTCCCCCCAGCTATGACTTGTTTGGCTTGGTTGAAATCAATGCATCTGCTGTGCATTTGGAAAAGGGAGTTGGCAAAGTTGCATATGATTCGAGCAATCCCAACCATAAGCGCTACACCTCAATCAACGTGTACATTCAACCGTTGCCTGAAATTGACGTGAAATATCCAAAAACCTGTGAACAGGACTGGATCGGTGAATTTCCAACGTGGGCAAAAATCACCCTGCCAAGTATCAAGGCCGCCGGGTTTGATAACGTCCGTGAAATCAACGGCAAATGGGCGCGCGTTGCCCGCGTGGATAGTCTTGACCGACCTTATGAAAAGAAGGACCTGCAAGGCAATCCCACCGGTGAAATGGCAGTCAAAAAGACCATGAAATTTATTGCATTCTATGATACTGAGGATGCCTGCCGCGCGGCGTATCTTGCAAATGGTGGAAAGTCTGCTGATACGCAACCCGTTGCGCCTGTTGATGCAATCGAGACTGAGAAACAAACTGCATTGGCCTTTTTAAAGGTGATCGTACCTAACGTTTGCAAAGGCAAGAAAATTACTGATGATTGGAAGGCCGCAGTCACAACCGCGCTTACTCAGTATCCGACTGTCGCAAAACATTTCACCGCCGAATCCTCAGAAGTAGCAGAACTCGCAGTACTCAACCTAGCGGCATAACATGGATACCGTTATCTATATTGATCCCGACACTGGTTATGTTGACCAAATGCCCGTTGCCATGATTGCCGCCTATGTGCCCTATGCTGAACATTTGAATTTGGAAGCGGCTGCACTTACAGCACATATTCGTGATGGTGACGCGGCAATAAATCTACTACTCAGTATCGAAGAAACAATTCTCGAGGGCACTGATTTAGATGTTCCTTAGCGTAGAGAGTCCCTCTCTGCGGTGAGGTTATTGCAGCCCTCACCCCTCCTTTTGATTGGTGGTCAGGTTGAAAGACTTGACCACCAAAGCAATTATTTTAGGAAATTTATTATGCCGAATATCACTGCAATTCTAATTGATAGCCGCGAACCCGAATCAATCAAGAACCTGAAATTTGGGGGCATTCCTACCACCATGGCATTTCTTGAAACTGGTGATGTTGTGGCGGTTACAGATGATAACTGTACATTAATTATTGAACGTAAGACACCAGAGGATTTTCTCGGCTCTTTGAAATCTGACAGGCTCTTTGCGCAACTCGCACGCATGACCGAAGAAAGAAACATGCAGCAGCTTGCAGGGCAACCTGTCACCACATGGCCGTACCTGATTATTACCGATGTGTTTACCGCAAGTCATGACGGCAAAGTCATTACAGATCGTGGCGTTACTGGATGGGGATTTGCCGCAGTCATGGGCGCAATACTGAGTGCCCAAGAGATGGGCATATTTGTTATCTTCTGCAATGGACAAAATGATTATGAAAATTGCATTCTGCGACTTGGTAAGCGTAATCGTGATCCTGAAATGAAATTATTGCCACCACGACCGGCAAACATTTTTGGCCCAAAGGCCACTTTCTTAGCTGGCCTCCCTGGCATTGGCATTGAACGTGTGCAACAGATTTTAGATTGGTCAGATAACAATATTGCACATGCACTATCAGGACTGACAGACTTGTCCATTAATACACCCATTGGATATGCAACGAGAAAAACTATCAAGACCATGCTTGGCCTTGAAGAAAATCAATCATTGGAAGTATTACAAAAGGAAGAACAACCATGAAACCTAAAACACTCAAACAACCCGCACAACCAATAACCGCATTGGCAATTCAAACCGCCGCAACCCGTGAGCTTACTCCGGGCGTTGAGAAAATGATTTGGGAAATGTCACCACGAATGTACAAGGCACATTTATTCGGAGTGACATCACCCGAACAGGCCTACGCAATTATGATCAAGGGCTTTGACTGTGGCTTTTCAATCACGGCTTCATTTGATTTTGTTCAAGTGATTCAGGGAAAGCCATCCGTAAACCCGCGTGGTGCATTAGCCCTACTACTGAGTAATCCTTTGTGTGATGAAATTTCCATAAAGAAAATCACAACTGACAAAAACGTTTTTCTTGGCTATGAATGTTTCATGAAACGTAAAAATAACGGTCACAGCTTTACGGGTCGTTTCACATTGGAAGATGCAACACGTGCGGGATTGGTCAAACCTGATTCGGGATGGATGAAATATCCCGAAAATATGTGTCTTTGGCGTGCGGTGGGCTTTGCCGCTGATGTGGTCTTTCCTGATGTAACTGCGGGAATGACAACATTGATGAAGGCCCCTGAAATGTATGGAGTATCTTTGACGGAAGCCGGTGATGTGATTGATGCAACACCCGTTGTAGTGCCAAGTCTTGATCCGTTGAATGAGTTGCTTACTCAGTATTCCGCTGATGCAATCATGTTTGCCAATGATGGCAAAATTCCACAAACGCCGGAAGAAATTGAAATGGTAAAAGCAAAATTGGAGAGTGCATCATGAACGAAACCATTGAACAAAAATTAGACACGCTCGCTGAATTTCACGCACAAAAAGACTTGCTTGAAATTGACAAACGTAAGTTACTTGACGATGTAAAAATTCCTGCCGAAGTGGAAGCGGTTGTCAATGAGGGCATAAAGGCAATGGCAGATATTGAAAATTCAATGCGGACAACTGCTAAAACTTTTGACGCACTTATTGAAAAAGAACTCTCTGAAATTGTCATACCTGATGAATTGACCACAAAACTTGCGGATCTTGACCGTCAACGCACGAAATTAATGAACGAATTTTCAGACATTGAAAAACAACGCATCATGATTAATGCAAAGAAACGCGCAAACGATGACATTTTAACTGACTCTATCAATATTCGTAAGCGAGGATTGCAAGCAGAAATTGAAGCTAAAACAAAAGCGGTATACGCACAGGTTGCACAACGCAAACTTGAAATCGAAGCTGAATTCTCTGGCAAAGCCGAAGACGTGGAAGAGAACATAAAGAAACTTGAGGCTGAGATTAAAGCCGAAGTCAAAGCAGGCAAGAAATCAGTCAAAGGTAAATTCTTTCACGCGGTTTATGTGTCCGGGCGTATCACTTGGAACACAGACAAGATGGAAGCATGGATACTTGACCATCCATTTTTGAAAGACGCGCGCAAAGAGGGCGAGCCTTCGATCACCCTGCGGCGTGTTTAATACTCAGTAACTGAATATTACGGGCAACGTGTGAGCCGTGCAAGAATAATTGCGCCCGTTTTAGAATCTCCCTGCCGTGATAGTCTCATCTTGCGAGACAAGGAAAGAACAGCGGCAGACACACATCCTCCTGGCTCCCGTCTAATGCAGGTGGACGGGAGCGAAGGGGACAGACAGCACCTTTACAGTCGAGTACTGACAGGGCGGGGCGCATAATAAACGCGCAACGCGGGAACTTGAGCCGAGAAGCTATGACGTACTCCCAGTCTTATCCGCTGGGGCAAGGGTCAAAACACTAACGGAGAACGCCCGCATGAAAGCAGGATGATAACTGCCTAGGGAGTGTAACCCTCCCGCCCTATCAGTACTTGACAGCACCTTATCATAGATATATGGGCGTCGCCGCGCAAGCGATACTTTGCGATGGGGCAATTGCCAGGATAGATCACCCACCTGCCGCCCGTTTATCGCAATACCCCCGCCCTCCGACCGTCCCAAGGTCAACGGGTAAACCGAACATCAGGGCAACGGGCAAGAGGGCGGGGGCAACACAAAGTATTACGGGTCATCTGATCCGTATAGCTAGGATGGGTACATCCATCCCCCCGCCGCGTCACTCAACTATCGGGCTTAGGCCGTTACCAGCGCAAGCATCAACGGCAACTAATAGGCGCAAGCGCACGAGCGGCGGGGCAACCCTTCAAAAGGAAAATAAAATTATGTCTAAATGCTCAATCATCCAAGACGGCAATGAACTCGTTTTATCCTTTCCGTATGACGCCGGCATGGTGGCGGACTTGAAATCATCCGTACCAGTATCAGACAGACGATATGACCCAACAAAACGAGTATGGCGAGTCGCACCCAGTAAGGCGGCGAAAATCCAGAACTTGTGTCATAAATATTTTGGCGAGTTGCCATTTGTGCCAGATGTTGCCAAGTCAAAGCCAGTAATCAAACAAGCAATTATTGACGTTCGTTACATTGGTACAACCAAAGACCGTGGCAGTGATGAACGTTCTGCTTACGGCTGGTACAAAGATGGTTGGAATGTTGTATTTTTTGAATCTGTACTGTGCAAATGGTTTGATGCGCCAATGCATCCAGATGAACAACCGACGCTGTATTCGGTACTCAGTATCCATAGGGACGCGGCCGATGAAGAAATCAAAACGGGCTATCGAAGAATGGCAATTATCTGGCACCCAGATCGCTGTAAAGAGGCGAATGCACAGGATCAATTTATGGCAATTCAACATGCATATGAAGTTTTGACCAAGAACCGTGAAAAATATGATGCTGGCTTGGCGTTTGAAATGAGTTTACGAAATGCGCCAAGCAAAAATAGTGTATATAACGTGCTTGCAGATGGCTACAGAAGTCCTCTTCGTTCTGGCTTAATCATGTGCGAGGGTATAGAAATTCTTGGTGTTTTTCAAGTGTCTAAGATATTCGCGTGGGAAGATATTCGAGATAATAACGGGCGCATTTTGGTTGTGTCATGGCCGAAGGGCGCGGATAAGTTTCAGGAGGTGTGGGCATGATGACCGTCATTACTAACCCCCGTGAGTTACCCGACCAAAAATTACAGGCGTTTGTAGCTAATGAAATTGATGCAAGACAGATGAGTACTCAGTATCTATCTGCTTGGTTCTATCAATGGCGCGATTCAAAAGTTGGCTGTTTATATTTTCTAAATTCAGAATGGCAAGAAAAACAAGAGGAGAAACATGAAAATTGACAGAATTCAACGTTCCCGCGAGAAAGGCGCAAAATTACCGCCTAATACACTTTGTATTACCCGGCCCTCGCAATTTGGCAATCCGTTCAAGAAAAAATATGCAAGCGAAAATAACTACCGCGTGGTAAAGCTATTTCGTGATTGGCTGTATAAGCCCGAACAGTATCCATTACGGATAGAGTTTATTGAACAGTGCAAGCGCGATGACATTAAACACCTGGCTTGCTGGTGCAAACCCGATGAATTTTGTCACGGTGATATATGGCTTGGATATTTGGAGGCGTTATGAGCAATCAAAACGCAATAGTACCTGGTTCGCTAAATGCCGTTGCACAACAAAACGGTAAATCCATTGCAGAGAGTTTTATCAATGCAGATGCAATAATTTTATGTGATACCTCTGGGTCGATGCACGCAAATGACTCACGCGAGGGCAAATCTCGCTATGACGTGGCTTGCGACGAACTCAAACAATTGCAAGCGAGTTTACCAGGCAAGATAGCCCTACTGAGTTTCTCAGATGATGTGCAATTTTGTCCCAGTGGAATTCCATTTGATTTTGGCAGTATGACAGACCTTGCCAAAGCCTTGAAATTTGCAAAAATGGGTGATCTTACAAGTGGCATGAGATTTATTGTTATCTCAGACGGTGAACCGGATAGCGAGGGTGAGGCTCTTGCAATTGCTAAGACATATAAAAATCACATTGACACCATCTTCGTTGGACCCGACGGCGGTAGCGGGCAGGAATTTCTAAAGCGCCTTGCCAATGCCAGTGGCGGCCAGACTGTAACCGCTGACCGTGTCAAAGAGCTTGCAAGCAGTGTGCAAAAACTTTTGCTAACATCGTAGATGTGTGATAAAATGCAGTCGTCACAGTCATTCGCGGGATTTTTGTTTTCTAGTCAAATAGCCGATTCTCTGTTAATCCTGCGTGACTGTGACAAGCACCTAGAAAAACAGGGAGTCGGCTTTTTGCGTTGAAACTGATATAGAGGAAAATAATGGAATTTCATGAATTAGCTAATTTATTTCCAATGATGAGTGAAGCGGAATTGAATTTACTTGTTGAGGACATGTGCGTAAATGGCTATGACACGTCCTCACCAATTGTGATGTATGAAGATAAGATACTAGACGGACGAAACCGATACAAAGCCGCACAAGCGGCAAAAGTTGAGCCTGTTTTTATTACTCTCAATCATGGTAGTGATCCGCTAGAGTTTGTATTGCGCCACAATTTACATCGCCGTCATTTAAACGAAAGTCAGAGGGCAATGATAGCAGCAAAGTTGGCAAATATGAAACGCACAGACACACTAAAACAAAACCGTTCTGCAAATTTGCATATCGGGGGTAGTCCCATAGAAGATATAAACGCATGGGAAGCAAAACCACTATCACAAGCACAAGCCGCAAAAATGATGAACGTTTCTCCCCGACTTGTAGCAAGCGCAAAGCGTATTTACGAAATTGCGCCAGTTACCATTATTGAAAATATCAACAACGGGAAATTGGCTGTCTCGCAATATGGGCGGCGTTTCACACGCGAGGCAAAGATAGAGAAAATATCACAAGGCAATAAACCGCTTGACAAAAAAGGGAAAAAATACAGCGTCATTCTTGCCGATCCCCCTTGGCAATATGAACATCCAATAAGCGATAGCCGAAAAATCGAAAATCAATATCCAACCATGTCGATTGATAAGATTTGTGAAATCCCGATAAATGCTATTTGCTCAGAAAATGCAGTGATTTTCCTTTGGGCGACAACCCCCATGTTAAAAAAAGGAATACAGGTTCTTGATGCTTGGGGATTCGAATATCGCACAAGCATGGTATGGGTAAAACCTTCCATTGGCCCCGGTCACTGGGTTAGAAATAGACATGAGTATTTATTTATTGGTGTTCGTGGCGATATTCCAACACCAGAAAATAAACCAGATTCGGTTATTGAAGCACCCCGAACAGGTCACAGCGTAAAACCCGAATGTGTCTACGAAATAATAGAACGCATGTACCCAGAGCTTGAAAGGGTTGAATTATTTGCTAGAAACCAGCGCAAAGGTTGGGACGCATGGGGGAATCAATCATGATACATGGTCATGCAAAAACAGATGATGACTATCAAAGAAGAAGAAGGGATGAAATGCTAAAACCCTTTTATCAGAAATTTGGACACGAGAGTCGATTCGTTTTCATGGATAAAGGAAAACTCTCTGAGAGACTTCAAAAAGAGGCCATTGATACTATCTTGCAAAAAGAGGGAAATAACATCATAACTATCGAGGAAAAAATAGTACGCTGGCCTGGGTATCTGTATGAAAAAATCTGCTTGGAATTTTGGTCATGCACGAATAAGGGATACGAAAGACCGGGTTGGATGGCTTATGGTCAATGCGATTTCTTGTTTTATTGTTTAACATTGTCAGATGGAATTAGTGCGTTAGGCTATCTTATGCCCTTCAAAAAACTACAAAACTGGTTTTTTGAAAATAATAGATTCGCGCGGTATCCCGTATGGGTTTCAGATCAATTCAATCATACAGAATGTAGGTTAGTTTCTATTCAAGATGTTTTGAATGACATACCAGAAACAGAAGTTTTTATTCTTGAAGGCAAATAATGATGGCTGATCCTCAATACACTCCTCCGCCTGATGACGATGCAATCCCCGCGCCTATTCCACCAGCGGTCCAACCGGGAAGCCGTTCAAACGCTCCTGATCATTCCCAGCTTGCCGCGCGTTGGTTGATGCGAAACCGGCATACTGTTTATGGTATGGGCGAATGGCGCAGATATATCAATGGAATATATCCAGTGATTGAAAGAGACATAATCAAACGGGAAATCAAACATATTGTCGATCAAGCAAAATCTGAGGGTGTTAGAAATTCTGCAAGCTTGGTTGATAGTGTAATGGAACTTGCAAGAGTTGATATTGTTATTCCTTTAGTGCTATGGGATGCAAACACTGAATATATCCCATGTAAGAATGGTGTACTTCACATACCAACTAAAAGCCTTTTACCTCATACGCCAAGTGTTTATTTCACATCACAACTGCCATTTGATTATGATCCATTTGCCGACTGCCCTGAATTCAAAAAAGCACTTCAACGAATTCAAAAGGAATCACAATTCTTGCAGGAGTTTGCTGGATATTCTCTCACTCCTGATACAAGTCATGAAATCGCTGTGTGGCTTCAGGGGGTTCCTGGAAGTGGAAAATCAACCATTCTTGAAGGATTTAAGGCAATGCTTGGGTCAAGATCCGCGAAACTTGGGTTGACAGATATTGAACGTTCCAAATTTGCTCTTTGCAATTTACCAGGAAAGACATTAATTTATTCTGCTGAACAGCCGGAAAGTTTTATTACTGCCAGTTATATTGTGAATGAAATTATCAGCGGTGAAACTATTACAGTAGAACGCAAATACTATGACGCAATAGAAATTCTTCCCATTGCAAAGATTATTTGGGCTATGAATGATTTGCCTCGTGTTAGTAGTGCTAATGATGGAATTATGCGTCGCGTGAAGGTTATTAAATTTCCATCTCTTCCTGAAAATCAAAAAAGTATTGAACTGAAAGAGTGTATTAAAACCGAAGGCGCTGGTATTTTGAACTGGGCACTTGAAGGATTAGACCGACTTCGTAAACGTGGTAAGTTTTTAGTACCTCAATCTATACAAGACGCAACGAAAGATTTTCAGGCACATAACGATATTCCTAAAATGTTCCTTGATGATATTGGCGCAGTAATTAATTTATTGGATAACCTGTGTCGTACTGGGGCACAAGATTTATACAATGAATATAAAGATTGGTGTTTTAAAAATGGTCATAAAGCATTGAGCAGCACTCGTATGGCAGATGAATGGCAACGATTAGGCTTTCAAAGAATTGTTATAAGTGGTCGCAGATTCTGGCAAGGCGTTGAAATTTCGGTTTGGACAAGTGCCTCTAATGTGCCATAAATTAATGAGACTGGTGAGGCTTAGCCTATCCTTAACCCTTTTTACCTATCGCGAGGCTAAAAAAGATTTAAAAGGTATTAAGGATGTCGTAAGTCTCACCAGTATCACCACTATCACTACTAATTTGTCAGACAACTTCGCATAAACATTCTGTTAGACAACTGGAGTACAAAATATGGACAAACTAGCTTTTGCACAGCTTTTCGTAAAAATGGGAATTGCAGTGATCCCCTTGCGGCATCGTGGCAAGGAACCAGCGTCTAATCTGATGGGTGGGACGTGGGAGCTTTATAAGACAACATTGGCTACTGAGTACCAAGTTACCAATTGGCTTTATTCTGGTTGGCAAAATTATGGTGTCATTGCTGGGTGGAATAACCTGGCTATCTTAGACTTTGATGACATGCATGCATTTGCAATGTGGCTTGACTACTACGCAACGTTAAATAAACACGTGGAAGTTTTACCAATGCCATTCATGGTCCAAACTGCCCGCGGTGCACATGTGTATGTGACAATGCCGACTGGCGGCAATAACCAAAAGCGCCATGGCGTAGATGTGAAATATCACGGCTATTGTGTGGGACCAGGATCCACGCATCCAAGTGGCGCGATTTATACGGCAATGAATACCGATATAGTTTTTCCTGTGGTGTGGGATTTGGAAACGATATTGCCATTGGAGTTGTTTCCTTGTGTAGCTCCTAGCGTTTCTGTGGGGAAAATAGAGGGTAAGTTTGAGGTAGCCCCCCAGGATACTGAGTATGACCCCTTTGCGGCGGCTTCACAACAAGTTACAGATATTGACCTAATTACTAAAGTTAAGCAGTCTGTGCGAATTGAGGCGTTATTTCCAGATGCGTATAAAACTTCTGGTGATGGACGTTGGTTAGCTTGTAAGTGTATTTTCCATGATGACAATAAACCCTCTGCATGGATTGACACGCGCCGGCAATTGTATGGGTGTCAAGTATGCGGTATGAAGCCACTTGATGCAATAAATTTGTATGCAAGAATGAATAATATGTCTGAGTCAATGGCTGTTACTGCATTGGCGCGGACAACAGGAGTATTAATATGAAAATAAAAATATCAAAATATTTGGATATTGAAACAGCATATGATGTAGACGGCTCTTTTTCTTGCGTTTATATTACACAACGTGACGAAGAGGAAGAAAATTTTATAATTGTTGAACCAGAAGAATTAAACAAATTAATTCAAGCATTACAAAAAGTAAAAAAAGATGAATTGAAATGATAATTATCTACGACAATGGCGAAGTATATGCAATAGATGCAATCGAGATATATGACCCATTTCCTGAGGAAGTGGAGGACGTTATCCCTTGCGGGTAACGCAATCCGTTAGCCCGCTCTTTGCGAAAGTAGGTCACATGAAAATTGAGTTATCGAAAAAGATGATCTCTGCAATTTATCACATGGCGCGTCACGGTAATAAATTGGTTCGCTTCCCTGGTGGGTATTGGGCGCGTGATGGTTGGCATTCATGGAATGGCCCCTGCTGGGGTACTCCCACAGTTGAAGCGATTGTTCGGCGTGGCTTCGCTGAATATACAGTTTGGAAAGATGGTCGTAGTGGTCGCTTTCCAATTGAGTGCGGGCTAACACAGCTTGCACTGGACTGGCTTACGCCGTCTGAAAAATCAACTGAGTTGGCACAAAACGCCAGCCAGTAACGCAAACCGTTCGGCAAAGTTCAAATAAAATTTGTGATTGTCATTCTGGCAATCTTCCTGAATGAGGTTAAATGACAAAGATTTTATACATCGTTATCGCGTTTTTAATGGTTGCATGTAGTGGGGCAAATGTAAGTTTCGAGACTCCCCCCGTTACTACTGAGTATCGTGCTTTGCAATCTACGACAATTCCACAAACAAAAACGCCCATACCCACTGCTACGATTGATTTCAATGCAACCTCACAAGTTGCATTATCTCAGGTTGCTATTGCATTGAATCAGGCAGCAACTTCTCAGGCAGAAGCAGACGCGGCAAATCGTTTGGTTGTAGAGGCGACTAGTGCCCACGAGCAACGGGAACATGAGATAGCTTTGTCAAATGCACAGGGCACACAACAAGCGCAATCTGAAAATATGATTGTATATGGTTGGACAGTAACAGCCGCGTTTACGTCAATCCCACTTACACAGACACAACAGTCTGCAATCAATACACAGGTCCCACAGCAACAGGCTTTGATGGCCGGTGCGTTGACAGCGACAAAAGAGGCACCTACACAGATGGTTGCAATGACCAATGCAGAAAACTATTCTAGATATTGGATGGTTGATTTTATTCTAAGAATGTTTGTATTTGTAGGAATGGGCGTTTTTCTGGTTGGTGTTGGGGCATTTGCATTTCGTCAACGTAAAGTGCAAGTGCAAGAGCAAGAGGTAGAGGAAGAAAACGTTATAGATGAAATTCCGCAAGAACCAATGCAGCAAGAACCTGTACAGATTGAAACCGTCCTCAGGATTGAAACAAATCACGATACTGCATTTCCTGCAATGTCACGAATGATTGTTCCCTGTACCTTAGATCAATTCACGGAATTGGTAAAGGGCGTTTTGACCGAAGGCAAAACATTAGGGATTAACCAATGGGAGGGCGCCGAATCAGTATTTACACGTGATGAATTTACCCCGGTACGCAATTGGCTACTGAGTAACCGCTTGGCACAACACTCATGACATTG